TATAAACTTGTATAAACTTGTATAAACTTGTATAAACTTGTATAAACTTGTATAATAGTTAATACAACTTGTACAAGTTATTTAAATTTACAAAACTTTTCCATCTTTTATGATCATGTTATGGACATTGCTTTTACCATTTTCAATTTCTACAATGGCAAAACCTTGATTATGCTGTGCCATCACCATGTATTTTGGTGATGTATATGTCAAACACCCTGTAGTGTATGTTTTAATTGATTCTTTAAATCCTGTCTTCTTCATGGCAAAACTTGTTTTATGCACATGGCCTATTAACGCATTACACATTACCTTGTTCATTAAATTTTGCGCAGGATTAGCGCCACCAGATCCATACAATTCATGGCCATGTAACACTAACAAATCACCCATGTAGCACCCTTGCCAATCTTGCACCATGTTATAACCTAACCTTTCCAAATGGAAAAATATCTCAAATTGTAGATCATGAATTTGTGCAAATTCTTCGGCTTGATTTTGCAAGATTCTTGCATACCGGTTCTCATGATTACCTAATTTAAAATAGATTGGAATATGTTTAAAAATATCCCTGATCCTCTGCATGAATTCCCTGCACATATCCACCTCCTTTGGGAAATCCCTTAAATCTGGATCCTTCTGATGGGATGATAGGCTGTACACATCAAAAATGTCCCCATTCAAATACAGGCAATCAATTTCTTGTTTTTTTAAATAGCTAATTGCACAGGCCAATGATTCACGATGGTGGAATGGCACATGAATATCTGATAAAATTCCAACTTTTTTAAATTGCTCTGGCAAATAGAACGGTAAATGATCTTGACCAATAGATTCGGAAATACCGAAATAGTCTAAACTTTCTAAATTGTAATCTTTGAATTCAGCTGTTTGCTTGGTGCTTTTCTTTTGGATGTATTCATTTTTTGCTTTTAATGTAATGCCCTGCATAATCATGGCATCCTTTAGCATTTTTGGATTTTTATATCCATAATCTTGGTAATGCTGCTCGTGAAAATTCTTTAGATTATAATGGCATTTGAAAAAATGATCTCGGATTATATTGTATTTTTCTTCTTTACCCATGATTAGTTTTTTTCAAAATTAGTCAAATAAACAAATACAAATCACATTTGTAAATTAACAAAAAAGACCACTAACAATGTTAATGATCTTTTTGCATCCCAACCTAACCAATAAACAACCCGATTAAAAATCGGGCCATTTACACAAACACAACCTATTTACTATGAAAACAAACTAAACTAAACTTGAAAAATAACCCTGTACTGATGCGAAACATCCGTATAATTATTTGGTATGTGGCAAATAATACTATAAATATTTGATTTAACCGAAAATTTCATTGAATCCATTATACATGAATCTGTTTCGGTAAATGTATCAAATTTTATGTAAACTTTATTAGCCATTGATAACATAAAATCACTACCATTTATACTAAAATCCCCCTCATAACTTTTTAAATATGCTCTAAAATCGTTTAATCTTTGTTGGATTACTATCTGTTCCATTTTCTGTGGTGTGGTGTCTTGCGCCCTTTTAAGGCCAAAAAACAAACCATATTTAGCATTGTATAAAATGCTTTCATTTTGTAAATCAATAACATCAGAATTATAATTATAGATTTCATTGTGTTCTAATAAATCACTTTTGTTATTGTTATATAAAGTACCTGTATATGTAACAGCTTTAAACCTTGATGCACCTATGGCATTTTGAATTAATCCAACATTATCAATGTAGGTTTTATTAAATCCAAATCCTGTATAATATGGTACTGCAACACCTACCAATAAATCACCATAAATAATATCACTTGGTAATCCTACATTAATATTTCTAAACTCAAATGATTGGCATTCTACTGTAACTTCATTCCAAATAATAGTTCCTGTAACTACCCACGCATTAGTGGTAGCATTAAAATAGGCTGATCCTAATGTGCCACCCCTTACATAATAAGCAATTTTGTATGTAAATGTTGTATTCCCATCATAATTATAATTATCGAATGCCACATCCATATTGAAATTTAATGCCAATTTATTTGATGATACATTAAATGTTTGACTTGTAATGGCTGTAGTTGGTGTGTACCCTCCAGATGATTGGTAATTTGTAAAACTTACTGAATTAGCACCATTAGCTGAAAAATCTGATCCTACGGTTAATGTAACTCCGGCACCTGCTGTCCAATATTGCAAATCAAACTCAAAGCCTGCATTATAATTGGCATAAGTCTGTTTATTTTCAAGATTTACAGTCATTTCATATTTCTTTAATGGCCTCTTTACAGATCTAACCATATTAGAATTTCTTGGTATCAATTGACTTTTAATTGTTCTTAAAAAATTAGCTGTCAAATTGCTTAAATAAGTACCAACATAATTATAAATGTAAAACTTGATATCCTCTGATCCACTGTTTAAATAACCTTGCTTGGCTGCTAAAATTGCATTGTCAACTAATGCGCCACTTTGTATTCCTTCTATTATTCTTTGATCACCATAAGATGAACAATTAACAATGTACCACCGGCCATAACTTTGAAAAATTCTGCAATTTGTTGCAATTAAAATAGATCTTAAAACTTTTTTTGCATCCAAAAGATCATTGTCTTTTGTAATAAACGCATTTGTTTTGATTAATAAGTCTTCATAAATATTTGACCAATTGGGTGATATACCTGTCCTAATATCATTTGAAATCCATATATCAAAATCCAAACCTAATTGTGCTAAATTCTGATAAATAAACTCCCAAATAAAAGTATTTTTAGGATCTGTTAATGTATCCGGTAACCATGTATTAAATCCTTTTAATTGACCTAATCCATCAATGGCTGTTAATTGAATGTCATATGGTGGTGTAATAATCGCCTCTTGATAAATATCATTTGTAATAAATCCTGCCCAATAAACAGACCAAACACCCACAGATTCTTGATAATAAAGTATTAGTTTATATTCCCTTTCATCGTATTCAAAGAAATTATCATAAGTTACCTCATTAGTTACCTTTAGATTTAAATTAGCTGATGATCCAATCAATGGCTCATAAATATCCTCATCTGCTTTCCATTCTATTGTCATGGGTTCACCATCGCAAATCATAGGAAAAATCTCACCTGTATAATCTTTTTTTAAGATCTCAATTTTGCGCTGATTCCCTTGAACATCTAAAAATGCTAATCTGTATTTAACACCGTATGCCATAATTATCCTATTCTATTTCGTGTTTTTTCTGCCCTCTGTAAAGCTAAAATTAAATCTTGGCCTCTAACTACAAATTCCCCAGACAAATTCATGTCATTGCCTCCACCAAAATCCATCATACTTTGTAGTTTAGATAATGGCGCAATTACTTCCGGATTGGATTTAGCACCCATGTACTCACCCATTAATCCCATAGTTGGGCCACTAACTATACCACCTTTAGCAAATGCGCTAATTCCTGTAAATGCACCCTGTACCACTCCCATTGCAGCTGCAATAAATGGCGCTAATGCTACTAATCCTGCCGGCCCTGCTGCTGCTGCTGCGTTTGTACCTATGGTAACTGCATTAGCTTGTGATTCTGCATATTTTGTAGCTACTTTTTTCTTACCAAAAATAGATTCAGCTATGGCCATTGCGCCCATTTGTATTAATACATTTGCCATTGCGCCTATAAATCCTTCTAATCCTGTTTTGGCTAATCCAAATGAATTAACAATGCTATTTCCAATACTTTGGAAAACTTGCTGCGTGGTATTTTTTAACATATCCATGGCTTGCATATAAATATTAAAATCTTCTGCCTGTAATGCTAACTGCTCTGATAATACAGTAGTACTTGCAGTTATGCCCTGTTCCATTACTTGGAAAGGTGTGGCAATATTGCTAACCTGACCATATAGCTTTTGTAGTGATGTAAAAAATTCGGATTGCGTAATATCGTAACTAAAAAAACTTTTTACCAATTTCCCAAATTCATCCCCTTGAGTTGATGTGGTAGCTAAAAATCTTTTTAATACATTTTCTTGTTCTGATGTAATGGTTTTATTAACCGATTGTAGATCATCAAATATTTCTTTATTTAAATCCTTTATTTTAGTTCCTAAATCACCAAAATCAAATTTTGCATCTGCTGATATTTCACCTGTTCCCTTTGCTTTCCCTGCTTTTTCTAATGGATCTACTTTATTTAAATCTATACCGGCTGTCTTGGCAATTGCTTGCTGTAACTCAATATTTTTCTTTATTTGATTATCTAAACCTTTTCCATATGCTTCACCGGCTTTCTGTAAATATTTAACCCCTCCTGCTGCATGATTTAAAGATCCTGATAATTGATATAAAGACCAATTCCATAAAGTTGTGGCATCAATATTGGCATTAGTTTTACCTGTTTGTAAATCTAAATTTTCGGCTGCAAGTTGTTCAATTCTTGACATTGCCGCCTGTTGTTTGGCTTTTTGTAGTAATGTGCTATTGTAGCGCTTTAGTGCATCTGTTGCCTTGTCTGTATTTATTGTTTCTAATGTAATAAATCCCAACATTTTTGGTGATGTGGCATTAATTGCTTTTATAGCTTTTAGCCTTTCCTCTTTACTTACCCTTTCATTCTTGGCAATAGCTACTAATCTTTCAAGATTTGATTTTTCCTTTGCAATATTTTGCACAGCTTGATCAGTAACTGCCGCCATTTCTTGTTGTGCAGTTTTTGTAGAATTTAAAATTCCTGTAAATTGTATAAATGCAGTTCCTAATATTGCCACTGCTGCTGCCAATGCTAAATATGGATTGGCCACTAAAAATTTACTCATGTTTTCTAACACTTTTTGTGCCGTAGAAAATCCAGAAATTATTTTTTCAGATACTAATCCAATTACATAAAGCAATGGCCCTAATGCAGCTGCAAGAGTTCCAATAATAACTATTAATTTTTTATTAAAATCAGATGATTGTGATATTGATCCGATGTAATCATTTATGCCCTTAATTACTTTTACTACTGTTGGTAACATTACTTGGCCAAATTCATTACCTAACTGCTTTAATCCTTCTTGCATCATTCGCATTTGATTGGCTGCGCCTCCACCTGTTCTTTCAAAATCACCATGTGCATTGGCTGTCATGTCTGTTACAAATTGGTAACGTAACATCACCTTTTCGCCTTGACTCATTTCAGTATACAATTTCTTAATACCATTTGCCAAAGCATAGGATTTCAAATTGTCTTCTGTCATTACAACACCCAACCTTTTTAATGATTCTGTTTCACCGGTAAATATTCCATTTAAAGCTGTTGTAACTTCTGCAATGTTCATATTTTTAAATGATGCAAGATCACCGGCCAACCCTACTAATGATGTGGATAATTTAGCTGATTCTGCTGTAGATAATCCCATTGATGTGGCCATATCGCCAAACAATGCAGCCATATCTAATGCTGTTCCCTCTGCTATACCAAATGATTTTAAGGTATTTTTTGCAAATGCTTGCACCTCTGCTGATGATCCTTTAAATGCTACATCTACTTTGTTTAAAGATTCGTTAAAATCTGTAGCCATTTTGATTGCAGCACCTCCTAATAAGGCCAATGGTGCTGATAAACGTAAAGACATTGATTGCCCTACATCCTTCATTTTGCTACCAAATGCAGATAGTTTTTTTTCAGCTGAATTTAAGGCTGCCTCCAGATCTTTGGAATTGCCATTTAAGAATATTTCTAATGTATTTGCCATGCCTCAAAGTTATAAAAAAAACCAATCCTTACTTTGATTGGCTTTTCTTGATTTGTTCCATAAATGCTTGTAATTCTTCCGGTGATGATTTAGGTACACCCTTATTTAAATAAACATCCTGTGGCAACGGAAATAGTTTATCTGGTGTAATTAATTGTGATTTCCTTTTGGCTGTAGAATTTACAATCATGGCGCTTTCAAATCTACTCATTTCCCAAAAGAGATTCATTTTAATTGACCAAGACTCCCCTAACAACGCATTTTCCTTCCATGTATTGCGCCAAAAATGATCTGGTAAAATACCTGCTTGACCAATGTAATAATCAAGCATGGCATCCCATGTTAGAGGCTTATCGGCTTTGGGTTTTTTGTCGATTTAGATACGTTCCTACGCACTCCGGCATTTAGATCATTACCTAATACCCTTGATTCCATTAATGTATTAATAATGGTACCTAATGCCTCCTGATCTATATCATCCATCCATGCACCTACAGAAAATTTATTGTAATCTATTTCATTATTGTTTTCCTGATCATAAGCAATGATACCGGCATAAACCATATCACGCATTGTGGCCATTGATAAACCGGATCCAAAGATTTTATCCACTTCGGATATTTTAAAACCCGATGCTTCCTCAAATGCTGCCCAGAAATTCATTGAAAAATGTAATGTACGGGTTTTGCCTCCCAAATCTAATTGGCAGTAACCTCTTTTTTTGTTGACTTCCATTTGTTTTTATGATTAGATTAAATTCAAATACCCAACACCATTTCTGATGTTGGGTTAATATATTAACTACAAATTAAATTATGGAGTTTTTGTAATTGGACCTGTAATGGTAATAGTACCACTAAAAGTAACAGCTGCTTCCATTTCACCTGTTTGCTCTAATGATGATATAAAACCATCAGCTGTGTAAATTGAATCGCCTACAGCAGCTGTTCCAAAAATTGCAGTGATTTGAGTTCTTGCAATTAACAAATCCAATAATTGCTCTGCATTATTAGAATCTGCATAATCCACTAAACCATCAAATGAAATCTCACCTGATTTTAATCCTGCAATTCCTTCTGACCATCCGTTTGAATCTTTTGTTGTAGCATCAGCCACATCCAAATTAACTGATAATGTACATGATGTGGTGTGTCCTACCACTGTGCCTTCAACCTTTAATAATAGATTGGTGCCGTTAAATACTCCTGCTGTTGCCATATTTGTTTAAATTTTATTCCTCTTTTTTTGTGTAAAAATAGAAAAATATCTTACACATTTTCCCAATTGATATTTATATTTTCCCAATTCGTAAAAACCAAATTCCATGGCAATCTCGGTTCCCAATAAACACGACCATCAATCACAATATCAAGTGAATATCTGACCACTGTTTCGGTTTCTGCAATTTCTTCTACAGCTGTTACATAGCCTCCACCAAAATAAAACATTCCGGCTGTTTGAAATACCCATTTAGTGTATTTTCTGGTGATCAGTAAATTGACAAATTGATCATAATTCATCTGATCGCTGTAATCCACTAAACCTTCTACCTTCATTGTAACAGATCGTTTACCTGCTATACATTCGGCCCATCCACCACTATTTTTATTTGTAGTGGATGGTAAATCTAAATTCATTGATAATACAGCATTGGTGCTATGTCCTAAAGCTATATCATTATTATAAATTACTACATTAGTTCCATTATATAGCGGCATTTTCTTCTATTGGTGGCACAGGTGGCACCGGTTCCCATGGCAATGGTAGTGTAATAATTGGTGGATTTACTAAATCCTCAATTTGCTTGGCTAAATTAATGTCCAATGCTTGCACATCCAATGATTCATCTAACCATGTACAAACAATGTCATAAGTTAAATCTGCATAAGGAATGTAGGTACTACCTTCCATTTGTGAATATGTCTGGCATCCATACACATCAGCAAAATATTGCTCAAATGTGGCATTTCTGCGCCAATGGACATACACTACAAAGTCTGTTTCTCCTTCATAAGATGGATAACATTGCATTTGACTGATTACCCATTCAAAGGATAAATCTGTTGTTTTAATTGCTCTATAATTCGACATCATCTATAATTTCTATTTCTTTAAATTCTACACCTGTTACCCATCCATCCAAAAACGGATATATTTCTAATCCTTCTGGATTGTTAATTACAATAGGATCAAAATCAAAAGTAGATAAATTTAATTCCTTACTTTTTTCGTTTAATTTCTTTAAACCATCCTTTGAAAATGAATAACTACCCTTTTCGTTTAAAAGTAAATTTCCATCTTTGTCTACCGATGCTGCATCTAATCGCAATTCTTCGGCCTTTTCATTGTATTCATCCAAAAATAATTGAACTTTTTTGGAAATTAGGACAATCTTTTTCTGTCCTTTTGTCTTGCCATCTTTCGCATTAGAATTTAAAAAATGTACCAATGTGAATAACTCAACATAACTTTTTTTCATTTTTTTACTTGATTAGATTAAAAATTTATTTTTAACAAAGTTAATTTATTTTCTATTATTAAAATAAAACATAATATACAATTTAAGCATTTGCAATTGTTGTAACCGTTCCCAAATCCCCCCTATATTTTAATGCACCACTTTCAACATATATAACACCTCCTGATGATGGATTTGTAGTTGGTGCTGTAGAACAATTGTTAATACCAATTACCTTAACACCACCACCAAATTGATTAGTGGTGTTAAATCCTAAATTACCATTCTCTGATATTCTTAACCTCTCTAAATTGTTTGTTCCAAAACGTAAATGAAAATTTGCCCTTTGGTAAATTGCACCCCCTTCATTGTAAATATTTGAAAATGTTAATCCATCTGTGGATCCATTTGTATTGTTAGTACTTTGTACTAATATTTCACCACTATTAGCACCATTTGGCCTAATAACTAATCCCTTTCTGTCGGCAGGAAATGAAACTGATGTTGTTCCTATTGCCATTGAATATGCACCATTGTCAAATAATGCTGAATCTGCTATGGCTGATGCACTTGTCCATTTAGGAACCATGTTTGCTGAACCACTACCTGTAATACCACTACCACCACCTCCACCAATTATCGTTCCGTTAATTTTAAAGTTTCCATTTATATTAACATCACCATTAACCTGTAATTTACCTCCACCGGATACCCCAGATGTTGTTCCAATTAATAAATTTAGTGAACTATTTAATAACATTGCATCACTATAACCAATGGCCCACGAATGTGATTGCGCATTATTAACTATCGGAATACTTGTATATCCACTGTCTACTGCATTTACAAATATTGAATTAGTGCCTGTAAATCCTACACCAAAATATGAATTTGATACCGGATTAACTGCAAATTTATACAATGCCACATTACTTCCAACCGTAACCGATGAACCATTATCAAAAATTTGAGAATTAGTTAATGATGTTGAACCATCCCATTTAGGAATATAAGTTGTGGTACCTGATCCAGTAATAGTTCCTACACTAAATGATCTATTAGCTGATAAATCAAATGATGTTCCGTTAATCGTTAAAGTTCTGGATGTTGGAACATAAGATGATAAATCATTTGTTAATGCTAATGTACCGGTTGCACTTGGTAGTGTATATGTAAATGTTCCGTTTGATATGGTGCTACTTAATGTTAATACCCCACTGATTTTTGTGGTTCCAACAACATTTAATTTAAAACCCGAATCTGTAGGTGTATTTATTGCCAAATTACCATTAGCAAATAATGTCATTGCTTGGCTTAAAGTTATTGCTGTTCCTGCCGTTCCACTTGGTGCTGTAAACCAATAATGAACACTTTGATATTGAGTGTAACTACTTCCAAAATCAGTTGCTATGTATTTTCTAACTCCCGAATCTGTAAATATATTTGCAGCATATTCAGCAAATGATGGCAATGTTGATCGCCCAGATACTGTTGCATATTGTACTTGTAATCCATTTGCAGCAACCCACGCACTTGGTGTAACACCTATGCCTAAATTACCTGATGAATTAAGGCGCATTTTTTCTGTACCCGAAACATTAAATATATTATTTGTAGTTCCGTTAAATGATGTTGCAGTAACACTACTTGAAAAAGTAGCACTTGTACCTGTTAATGTGTTACTGAAATTTCCCGTACCATTTACATCTAATCTAAAACTTGGACTTGCAGTATTTATACCCACATTACCATCCCCTCTGACAAGCATAGCAACTACGTTGTCATTTTTTAACATCCTTACTACATCACTACCACTTCCTAAATCTCCACCTTTTAATAGTGTTCCAGAAAAACCTCCATTAACAAATAAATAAGTTGATGTTATAGAACCATTTACATTTAACTTATAACCCGAATCAGTGGTTGTGTTAATTAATACATTAGTGCCATTATCAAATATTAAGCTATTTCCTATTGCACTTCCTGATGTAAATTTAGGGACGTAGTTAGTTGTCCCCGTACCCGTGATTGGATTTGTTAAAACTGATTGATATTGAGGAATATTTAACGTATTAGCACTAAAGGTAGCAGCACCACTTGTCCCCGTTGTTGTTAGGGATATGGTTGCTTGTTTAGTATTAATTTGAGTTTGAATAGCACTTGTAACTCCTTTTACATAAGATAATTCCGTAAGCGATGGATATGTAGCAACTCCTAAACTTGCAATTGTAGATGCAGTATTAAAAAAAGCTAATTCATTAATAGTACCCGTTCCCGTGATTGGATTTGTTAAAGTAGATACACTACCATCCGCCATCAAATATTGAACAGATGTCCCCCCTGATTTTATAAATGATGATGCGGTAACACTACTTGAAAATGTAGCACTTGTGCCGCCTAATGCACCCGTTAATGTACCTCCCGTTAATGGCAAGTAGCCACTTAATGCACTTGTTAAAGCAAGTGTGCCTGTTGCACTTGGTAAAGTATATATAAATGTTCCATTAGATATCGTACTGCTCAAAGTTAAAACTCCACTTACCCTTGTAGTACCATTTACATCTAATTTAAAACTTGGTGATGTAGTTCCGATACCAACATTTGAAGCACCAATAGTCATTACATTTGTTGAACCACTACCAAAATGTTGTTTATCTGCTAAAGGATCTCTCCAATGCCATGTTTTAGATGTTGTTGGAGTACTAAAACTTACATCAACAGATATTCCTGTCCAAAGACTCCATGTAGTCCAATCTGTTCCTGTTCCTGTTCTGTATGCCCAAGTTCTTTCATATAAATTGTTTCCTCCGGCCCCACCAACATTTTGCAGTGTCTGTAGCAGTAAATAATTTCCTGCTGTGCCTCCTAAATTAGTAGAATCAAAAATATGAAATTTACTTTCTGGTGATGTATTTGAAATTCCAACATTAGTTCCATTATCATAAATTAAACTATTGCCCAATGTTGATGCACTTGTAGCCTTTGGAATATATCCACTTGTTAATCCACCAATGGTGCCACTTATTGTCCAACTACGATCAGCTGTCAAATCATAAGATGTTCCATTTATAGATAATGTCCTTGCATTTGTTACTGGTGTAAATCCTAATGCTGTTGTTACATTTAAACTTGTTAGTGATAATGTACCTCCTAATGTTAATGATCCGGTGGTAGTTACGGTGCCTGTTAATGTTAAACCACTTACAGTACCGGTTCCACTTACACTTGTAACGGTTCCATTTGTATTGGATTTATTATTAAATGTATTCCAATCCGTACTTGATAAGTAACCATTTACAGATGTCGTAGCTACAGGCATAGATATTACCCCCGTTATATTGTTATAAACTATTGGACTTGTAGCCGATATTGCTGTTAAAGTAATATAAGCTGAACCATTAGTAATTTGATTGTTATTTGTAGGGATAGTAATTACACCTGTTGTGCTATTGTATGCCCCACTACCTGCCACAAAACTTAAAGCACCTCTTGCTCTTGCATCTGTATAATATAAATTTCCACTTTCAGTAACTTGTGCTGTTGTATAATCCCCACTTGTTGCTACAATTGCGCCTGTCCTACCAAATACACTTATTACAGCATCAGTATTTATATCACTCCAAGATGCCGTTAATGTGGTGCCATCTTGTTTGGTTAATGTTAAAGTTTTTGTTGTCGTTCCACTTACTGCAATTGCTGTCAATGAACGATTATAAGCTGTATCCCATGTAGTAGCGCTTGCAGTTGTAGGAATTACATATCCTGCTGTTAATGTTAATCCTAATGTGCCACTTGTTGAAATTGGTGATCCGGATATACTTAATCCTGTAGGAACAGTCATTGATACACTTGTAACGGTTCCTACACTATATGTCCTATCTGCACTTAAATCAAATGCAGTGCCATTAATTGTTATGGATCTTGTTGTTGGCACATAAGATGCTAAAGCAGATGTTAAAGCAAATGTTCCTGTGGCAGATGGTAAAGTATATGTGTATGTTCCGTTTGTTATTGTACTGCTCAATGTCAAAACTCCACTCACCCTTGCAGTACCAACAACATCTAATCTATATCCTGCATCTGTAAATGTTCCACCATTTTGTAAAATAAGATTGCCTGTATTAAACAATCTCATTTTATTATCAACAATTCTAAATGAAATTGTACCACTACTTAAATTATTTACAAATTCAACATTTGTTCCTGATGCTTGAAAGGAACCTGTATAAATACCATTTACAACAAAATCAATTCTTGGAGTTAATACGTTTGTCCCAAATTCAATGCCATAGCCTGCACCTAATGCAGAAGATGTATTTTTATAACTTACAAAATCTCCTACGAATCTTGCAGCAATTTTACTAACCCCTGTAAAAGCACCAATTGTAAATGTAGGATTAACATCTAAACCTACTAAAACATCACCATTTGCACCGGCAACTAATGTCGAACTTAAATGAATTCCTCTTGCTAATCCTAATAAAGTACTTATAGATCCCTGCACATTAAATAAACCTAATCCTACTGTGCCTGCTACAGTAATAGTTGCGCCATTATCATAGATTAAACTATTGCCAATTGTTGAACCTGATGTAAATTTAGGTATGTAATTTAATGTGCCACTTAAAGCATTAGCCTTGTTATTAAATGTATTCCAATCGGTGCTACTTAAAAATCCATTAACGGATCCAGATGCTTGACTTATTGATATTACATTACTTGTTATACTTAATGGTGATGTGGCGCTTGTAATTCTATTGAAATAAGCAATATCCCAATTTGTGGTATCTGTTGTTGTAGGTATCTCAAATCCTGCTGTTAAACTAATAACCCCTGTAGTATTTGTATAAGTTAATCCAAATGCTGTGGTAGATATTGCAGTTAATGGAATAAAATTACTTGGATTACTTGCTAAATAGTATGTATTTGTATCAACAGATCCATCAGCTTTTAAAAATTGGCCTGATGTTCCACCGGTTTTCTTTAATGATGTGGCAATTAAGGATCCATTTACTTGGACTATATTAACATTATCGTTTACAACTGTTCCAAATAACCATTTTCCATCGCTTGCTATTCTTGCGCTTTCTATATCATCGGCCCTAAATATTACCGGATGTGGTGTTTCTGATCCAATATTAACTCCAGAATTTAAGGTACTAAATACCCCTTTGATTGAATTGTCTGCATGAGTAATGCCAATTAATGCAGCTGCTGAAATTCCCTGTACAATAAAGTTTGTGGCCCCTGTATAATATGCAGGCAATTGACCTATAAAACTATTTGCAACTGAATCAATTCCACCCCTTGCTGTTGCTGATCCATTGGTATAAAATTTTATACCTTGACCTGCCCTTGTAGCTACTATTGCTGCATCAGATGTGGTATTTGCTTGCCATGCACCCGATATGCCAAAGATGGCCGTTTCTGTGCCGTTCTGCCTTGCGCTAAATGAACCACCACCCGTTAATCCTGTATTATCAATAATGATTTTAGGATAGGCCGTAGAATCTTTTGCATGGATCATGCTTGCAGGTGATGTAACACCTAAACCTAAATAACCGGCAGCTGTTAATCTTGCTCTTTCACTTGTTCCGGCATATAATGTAGTAAAATCCCCTATTACATCTGTTCCTATTCTAAATTCCCCTGTTGCATTTGTTCTTTTTAGGATTTGATGTGTGTCAATTCGGTAGCTATATGCCCCATCAATGGCAATATTTCCATTTAAAACGGTTAACATATCAGCCACTCCAAAAGGATTTGGAATAATACCAACAGTACCACCTATGATTACATTTTCAAGATCATCAAAAATTAATGAATTTGAAATACTATTTGTCCCATCAAATCTTGGCACATAATTTATACTACCTAACCCAATTATTCCCCCTGCATTATCTAAAGCAGTTGCAAATTGTATGTTTCGCCATACCAAATCATCCTCATACCATTGTAAAATGTCTGTGTCTGTTCTTGTTATAACCTGTACATCATGTAGTTCCTCTATTTCATAGCCATTATCTACCTTAACATAGATTTTTCCATGTATTGCATGGGCATAAACCACAAAACCCATAATCACCGTATGCTCTGGTGCTAATGGTTTTACATTGGTAATATCACCTGCGACTAATGGTGATAAATAAAGTATATCACCATCTGCCCATGTTTCACCTTGCAGTGATCCTGTTGTATTTATTTCATTGACTAATCCTGATGATGTTATAAATCCTTCCTGATTATTATTTATATTTTCAGTAACTAAACCTAATGTGCCTGCTGATGTGCCATCTGTAACAGCCAATGCCAAATCAACTTTTAATCTTTGACCTTGCGCACCACTAATATAAACTGCATGGTAATTAGCTTCTAATAAATTGCCACCGGTTTTATTTACTACTCTTACTACTTGTTCCTGACCTATTTGTAGAGTAACATTCCCACCTTTTAATTTTAAATCAGCAGTGCCATCTGTGTTATTCCATGCCATTGTGCCGGCTGTTGTTGGAATCGCTGAATTAGTGGTGTTAAATTGTACAAAATCAGATATTAAACCAAAGGTGCCTAAATTTAAATTCTGTAATGCCCCTATATATGGAACATAGCCTCCACCTCCACCACCACCATTAATAATATTATACCATATCTTTTCAATAGATGTTAAAATAGTATCGCTTGCCGTTACTGTCCCTGATATTGGAACGAATCCGGCTAATGTGGTGGCTAAAACTCTGGCTGTTGTAAAATATAATCGTGATCCTTCAGCTATGGCTGATGTCGTAGTGCCTATAGGTAGATATAAAGTATTGGCAACAGCAGCTGTTAAAAAACCACTTGGATTAGATGCCAAATAATAGGTATTATTATCTAATGATCCATTCCCTTTTAAAAATTGTGATGCTGTGCCACCTGTTACCTTAAATTGTGCTGCTCTTAAAAATCCATTTTGATCAATAAATACATTTGATCCTTGACCAAAACCATCCGAAATTTGCTTTTCTGATGCCGTTAATATATCATTATCAATTAATTTTAATAGCGCTTTGTAGGTATCTGCGACAAGTTTACCGGTTAATGTAGCCATTTAATATTGCCTTTATATTTCGTGCAATTTAGGCAAAAAATCGTTTAAAAATTTGTAGGCCAATTGCTAACAATATTAGGATTATTAATATCTGATTTATTAATGTTTGAATCCATCCTAATTTTTTGGTTTCTGATTCCTTGTAAATGGTTTTTGTAATGTATCTATATTCTATTTTGTATTCATTGCTATTGATATACGGATAGTAATTAATAGTCGCCTTTAGCTTGCCTTTTACACCACTTATAATCACTTCACCTTGTTGACCTTTTATCCTCTCTCTAAATGGCTTTAAAATGCCATTAGAATCGCATGGATTGATAATCAATATGGTATCTTTTAACTCTTTGTATTCTGTAATTATTTTAGTAATTACTACAGAATCTTTTTGATCTGTGATTACAGGTAATTGCTTGACTGATTTACACGAAAAACTAAAAATGATTAGTAAAAATGCAAGATATTTCATGATTGAAAATATAATTTAGCCTCTGCCATTCTTCTAATGGTTAATCCGGTTAATGTTTTGCCCCCTGATTTATTCCATTTTAGGAATTCATCTTTAATTGTTAGATCATTAGGATTCTTATTTAGCTTTTTTAATAATGTACTGCCTTTTAAATTGTTTGGCCCTACATTATAGCAAAATGAACATAACGCACTAAACTGATTGCTGTTTATATCATCCCTACAGAATGAATCTACTGATTTTTGGAATGGTTTTAGTAAATCCATCAATAATTCTGTGGCTTTTTCCTCTGTAATTGCAGGATCTGTTAGTTTTACTTTGCCCCCATCTGGATAAAATGTAGATCCATACCCAATGGTATTCACTCCGGCAGGACATTTGTATGGATTTGCTTTAAATCCTTCAAATTTCTTAATTAAATCTATTCCAAATTGATTGCAAGATGTGATTTTCACTCTATTGGTTTTGTTTTAATAACCTTTGGCGCTTTACCTATCTTTAAATTATGGTTTTCTAAACGTAAACTTTCAATTTCTATGGTTAATTCATCTACCTTTTTACTTAATTGATCCACTTTGGCTTCTAATTTTTCATTCATTGCCGTAAACATATCAATAACTTTCTGGGAGTTTTCCAATTGTATTGTACTTATGTCGGCATTCTCTTTCCTTCGACCTACTATCCATCCTATAAATGCTGATCCTGCTGATGTTACTAATGCTATTATTGTTTCCCTTACTTCCATTTCTATAATTGTTGAATTTTATTTGATATCTCTACGATGCCCCGAAAATAGGTATAATCTGAATCCTCATCAACTAAATAGGTAGTTCCTTCATTTACGCAAGTAAATACAGAAAATCCATCAGCTGACAAATCAAAATAACCTGCTGATCTGGTTCTTATTAATTGTAATATTTGTGAAATTGCTTGATTAGCCTGTAGTTCTCCCCCCGAATCGCCACTAAATCTTGTAACTACTTCTATTCTTGTTAGTGTTTCAGTGATGTAACTTGTTTGATTAAAATCAGTTTCATTAGTACTCACTGAATAAACATAAATGTATGGATAAATTGATGTGCTTGGCACCCTGTTGTAAACCGGTAACACCGTAGCATTTAATGTAATGGTTCCCGTTAATCTGGTGATGATCGCCTTGCGAATAAATTGGATAGCCTCTAACATTATTTAGTCAATTGTTTAATTTTATTATCTAACCTTATTTCTAATTTATTTAATTCCTTTTTTATGTTTGTAAAGAAAAATGGCCTTGCAGGCAAAACAACTTCTTTAACTCCTTTGCCCTTAAATTGCGCTGCATAGCTATCATTAAATCCCAATGCTTTTAAATGGCTTAAATCTACCTTTCTACCTGTACCAAATTCAACGTATGGCGCATAAGGTGCTTTGGCAAATATGCTCACTCTATTTGTTCCTACCCTTTCAAAAAAGATGCTTTGCATTAAATTGCCTGTATCTTTTTTAACATCCACTTTCATGCCTTGCACTGCAAATGCAGCTGTATAAGCTAACTCATTTGACAACTCTTGTGCTGCCAATTGGCCTAACTGTTGGATCTTTTTCTTTAATGAATTTAAATCCCCTTCATTTATAGTTATGCCATCCTTTTTAGCCATTATGCTTCAATCTTTGTGGCAGTTATTTTAACCCAAAAATTCTCAATGGTTTGGTATCCAGAATTAATCCTGTATGTGGAGGCATTACCCTCAACCTGTAATATATCTTGATTTTGAATTAGATCAGCTGTTGGCCTTCTAATCATGATCTCAATTTGTGTTTCAAGTGATCTGATTCCATTCTTTGCTGAAATATCACCTGATGTTTCCATAACTCTACACCAATATGTTCCAATAACAGCTGTGGTAGATGTCCACCCACCATAACCATCAGCAGTTTTAGTTAATCTGCTAACTATAATTCTTTGCTTTAGATCACCTGATGTTAATGCCATTATACAAACATTGCTTTAAGTCCATTTAAAATACTTTGCGCTGATGATGGTACATCCTGCACAATGGTTCCTGTAACATAATCAGTTCTATTATCGTAATAAGTACTTACCATCATCAATAATGCCTGCTTTAATAGGCCATCATTCATGCCGGCTGTAGTGTAATTAATCTTAACATTTACTGCCTCACCTATTAATTCAATAATCTTATCATCTAAACCAAATACATTGTATGTCAATGCCGTATTATCTACTGTGCCGGTAACACTTTGAATAGATGCTATTGGGCCAAATGGCACATCAATTAACAGATCTAATCTTACAGCAGGTAAATAATATGTTCTTGTCTTTGCCACTATATCTCTGGACATATAATTTTCGGCTGCTATTCTTGCAGCTGTAATCATAGTACCTATCAGCGCATCATCAGCAGATGTATCAATCCTAACAAAGTTTTTAACATCATTAACAGTAATAATTTCTGATCCTGTAGTGCTATTTATTTTTATTTGGCGCATTTTTCTTTTTGCTTATAGCTTTTGTTTCGTAAACTATTTTTTCTTCTTTGGTTTCTACTTCGGCCACTTTAATTTCTTTTGTTTCTGCCTCCACCATTACACCAATTTTCTTTTCTAAATAATATTTTTCAAGATCCTTTGGTAAATAATAGGATTCACCTGCAATGTGCATAGTGCCTCCATTTAAAACAGTCTTTATTATCTTAATTTGTGCCATGTTAATCTATGTTTTCGGTTATCTCTAAAGATTCTTCATCAATAACCGGATTTATAATTTCATCTATTTCTTCTTCTATTTCTTCTACTATTTCTGCAACTTTCTTGGATGATTTAATGGCCCATCCTTTTGATATAAACAATTTTTCAATCTCGGATGAAACATCAAAAATACCGTATGCCTTATAATAGTTTATACCATCATTGACATTTTTTAGCATTGTTATTTTGCCCATATTGTTTTATTTTTTGAACAAATATAAAAGAAAATGGCACCCGAAAATCAGGTGCCATTATTCTATTTGGATTAATTGACTAATTAGTCATTGATCGCTGCAATATCAGTAGAGAATGTACCACCAACAAAGGCCAATGGCGCATAGTTAGTTAATGCAATTCTTTCTGTTAAACGAACAGTTACAAATCCTTCTCTTACGTTAATTCCATCCTCACGGAAAAATTCTAATGCAAGATTCTCACGCACCCACATTTGAGTTCCTAAAGCAAAGTTACCAACCAAATAAGTTCCGGCAGTAACAGCTGTATTAACTACAACCGGTACACCCAAGAAATTTGGTGTTAAACCTTGATAAACTTGATCCTTTAAATACTCATTAGTTGTAGATTTCAATAATAATATTTTAGTGAAATCTGTTGGTGAAAGCATGATATAATCAGCTGTGTAGTTAACCAAAGCTAATTGATTAATTGCAACTGTTAAAACATCAAATTGATTTGCTGCAACTACCGCACCTGCAAATGATCCTGCTGCAAAAGCTGTAGCAATTGAATTGATACCCTCAATGTTTTGACCTGATCCATTACCATAAAGCAACTGCGCATCTTCAACAGTTAACAATTTTTCTGGCGCACGAGCTGACAAATAAGATGTTAACTGCGCTGTATCTGCTAACATTTCTTCAGAAATACGGAAATAAGTACCGATTTTACGAACGTTTGCATCCTCTGCTGTCAAATCAAAATCTGATTCTGGATATAATCCACCTTGTGCAATTGGTGCCGCACCGTTATCATAAGCAGTTTCACGCACAAAACGTACCACCTCTGATTGTGTAGATCCCTGTGCTAACAATTGGCGCACATGAACCGGTCTTGTTGGATCAAACTTAATACCTGCAACATATTGAGCAGGAATAACCTCACCTGTAAAGTTGTTAGCTACAGTCATATCACCTGCTTTGATTTCAAATGCAGCTGAACGACTATTGCCATTTACCATACCTTCTAAAGCACCTTTGCTGATTCCTTCTAACAAACCTTGCTTAAATGATTTCACTGTAGCACCACTTGCTGTTTTTTTAGCAGCAATTTCGGCAGCATCAATGCGTGAATGAATTTCAGTGAATTTAGTTTCTAAATTTCTGATTTCACTTTTCAATAACTCATCAGCCTTTCCTGTTGCGCTTGCAACTGCTTGGCCTTCTGCTTTCTCAATTCTTGAGTCAATGGCTGAATTTAATTCATCCAATTGTTTTTTTATATCCTCTGACATAGTTTTATTTTTTTATACTTGTTTTTAAATAATTAAATATTTCGGAAATGTCCTCACTTTTATCTACCGGCAATGTGGCATCTGGTGCCGGCACTGTGGTAATGTCAATAAATAATGATTTCAATTTCATCAATTCACCTTCAATTGCGTATCCAAGTTCATCAGATACATTTTCTTTTTTGATCATTTTTGCCAAAATATCAAATCGCTTTCCTAATAGATCCTGATCTATTAACCCTTTGGCATCTGTAATCATAGCTAATGGATTTGCTGCTAATGTAACGCATGAAATCTCATATAACTTGCATTCTTTTAATTCACGCACTCCATCCTGTCTAAATGATTTTACTATTGGCATGATTCCTACACTATTTTCATTGATCACCCCACTTTTCATTAATAACAAAATATCTTGGCCCATTCTTGTCATGGGTATTTCAGCGACAAAATATAACCCATTCCCATCCTCACGCAATTCTGTAAACTTACCTAATGGCTGATCTATACGGTGCTGATTGCAATAACGCACTCTGGATCCGTTTTCTTGTAAAGTCTTGGTGTATGCACCGGCTAAAATAACGTCATTGTCTGAATCGATATTATTAAACACTGATCCATAGCCTTTAACAATGCCGTTTGATTCATCAATATCCTCTAATCCTATGGATGTTTGTTTGAAAATCATATCGTTTTACTTTTTCTCAAAATTAGTTTTTTATTGTATTCAAAATGCAGATGTAAATATTTTTATTCCATCTTTGGTTCTCCTTCTTCAAATACAATAGTATTGTCCTGATCCTTTAATGGAATTATGTGGCTATTGCTTAACAAAACTTCATCACTAATGCCATCTGGATAGGCATCACATCCACCGGATATTCTTCTAAAATGAATACATTTTCTACAAATAAAATTATCTTTATTTTCCATTATTTTTTAAAGTATTTATTGATTAGTTCACCTATTTTAATTGCATACTTTGATGGATTATCAGATAATTTATATTCTGTAAACCCTTCGGCCATAAATTCATCTACATTGGTTTCAGCATAATCACCTAACCAAATTTTATTATATTCTTCAATATTATTTCTCCTTCTTAATCTTAATTTCTCTCCATTATATTGCCGTTTTAATGCTTTTAATTCTTCGTAATATTCCTGCCCTTTAACTGTTCTATATTCTGCGTGTCTGGTAATCATGCAATGAGCAAACTCATGCGTTAATGTTGCTATTTTGCCATTAACTTCACTTACATCACTTTTAAATCTTGTTGAAAATCTTTGTTCAGCTAAATTTCTTGTTCTATTTGTAATGCTATCTGTAGTATTTCCAAAATTTATTTCAAGCAAATTCCCATTTATAGTTTTTACATATCCATAGGAATTTCCTGTAGAATCGTATTTTAAAGGAATATTTAATTTTGTATTGTGTAATGAATCTAATTTATATTCATTAGTTAAATTATTCAATTGCTTATTATAGGCATTAAATTCAGCTACACTAAAATCAGCAGCTGTTTCAACATCCCTAATTTTTAAACCTGCATTTTCTAAAATTGTTTTAGCTTGTATTCTTGCCTCATCAATTGTTTTAGCATTAAATGTGCCATCAATAATCTGCTCTGCTATTGGTGCTAATACCTCTGGACTTGTTAATAATGCCTCTGTGATGGCGCTTTGTACTGATGCCTGTGCAACTCCAAATCCAATATCTGTAATGTTTTCCCCTGTAGTCTGGGCATTAGGTTTTGGAAATACACTAACACCACATCTGCAATTGATTACATTGCTTGCTGATCCTGCCGGATCCCCTGCCCATTTAAGGAATTGACCTTGAACAGAAAATTTACCGGCATTAGGTACCGTTTGCCCATTGGCTGCGCCATGGCTTGCTCTCTCTCTGCCATCTATTGATGTGTGCCATGTTTTCATTAAATCCCTACCTTCAAATACACTTTGCGCACTTACAATAGTGGCATAATTAGCAGCATTTGTGGCCTCTGTCCTTACTAATCGCTTTGCTTGGTATGTTGAATACCTATTAAATTGCGTTTTAAGCATTTTAGCTTTAACCTTTTCCCCCTGATTCATGAATGCAGGATCACTCATTAGCTTTTGAGTAACAGAAATTAGTGTGTTTTTAGCTGTGCCACTGACTAATGTAACCCTTTGCGCCCCCACTTGTTGCCCTACAAATGCAAATGATTTGCTCCAAATAGACATTAAATTATCTAAATCGCTTGCTTTATTTAGTAATTTATCTACATTCTTGTAATACCATAAAGCAAAATGTAAACCAATTTTATTGTACATATCTGTGTACATATTGATCAAATCATTTTCCTTAAAAAATACTGATACATCTGTGGCTGATAATGCACCCTGTCTGATAAACATGGCTGATGCCTGATCGTATTGATCATTATAAAACTTATAAAAATCTTTTACTGATGATCTTTCTGCCTTGGTTAATTGCTCACTAAATTTAGCTGTGTAATTTTCTTTGGCTGCCTTGATTTCCTTTTCTTGCGAAAAAAGAGAATTGCAAACAGCTAATCGCTGATCCGATGTGGCAAAATCATTCACCACATTTGGATCAATTACACATCTGCCAATGAAATCATTTAGATCCTCATTTACTCTCGGTGATGGTAATGGCATATTATTTTAGATCATAATCAATGTCTAATGCCTTTGGATTCTCCAACGCATCTATACTAACATTCTGTGGCGCTAATGATGTTGGTATAAAATAGTCATTCATGTAGGCATTTACTTCATCTTTGCCATAGTTCATTGCATCTCTTTTTTCATTTGGTGTTATCCACCATGCCGATGCAAGCTGCGCCACCAACTTATCCACTTCCTCTTGCATTTCACTAATCATAGTGAAATCAAAATCTAAATATAGATTGGCACCAAATTGCGGAACCAACCATCGGTTTAATTCATCTCTAATTTTAATTAGTTCTGGGATTACAGCATTTTGATACATGGCCTTCTTGGCCTCTTTCATGTTGTTGTAGGTAGATGAATCTGTATTATTAAGCAATTGCACAGGTATGTTATAAATATTACATAGATCCTTTACTGTGCCATTGTACTGCTCAATCAATGATAAATCTGCTGCGCTTAATCCAAAATTTACCCATGATAAATCTTTTGATGATACAATCACATCACCGGCATTGTTAGTACCCTGATATTGCTTTCTAAAATTGTCCTTTAGCGCCTGTGCTTGAACTTGGTTTATGGTTCCTTCCTTATCAATTAGCATCCCCCTTGATGTCTGATTCTGTAGGTATTTTACACCTGTTGTTACAGCTTCATTGTTTGCCGTTAATACCCGTAAACCTGCACGCAATGGTGATTGTCCATATAAGTTTGATCCTGCGCTGTTGTAATCAGGATTAAAATCTTTAATGTGGCAAATGTCCTCTGGACTTATTTCCTGTGTCGCATTGTACCGGATTCTGTATCCACTGATTGGATCTAAAACTCCCTGTGAAACGATTTCCACCAATTGTGATGGCAAAACATACAGCTGACCAAATTTAGCTTGGTTTGGGCCACTTGTTGGCTTAATACCATATATGTATCTGTTACCTGTTAGCTTACCAAATGCAATTAACTCCTGTAAAAATGTACTAAATGATTGTTCCGGATTTGGCCTTAATAACAATGCTTCCAATGGACTATCAGTAACCGGTGTAAATGCTCTTTTGCGTAGCACATTGGCTTTATACATTGCACCACCATCCATAATTCCTGATGTCATAGCCTTGTATTGCTTGGCTGTGCTTTTATCACTTATCTCATAGATCTGGAATGGTATTGTGGTAGCTGCTTTGGTAATTAAATTTATAATTGAATAAACGGTGGCATTTCTTTGGTACCCATTAACGATAAACGATTGATCATTTTCCTCTTGCATGATAATGGATGTACCTAACCATTGGTACAATAACTTATTATATGCAGGATCTGTGCCTCCTAATGCCTTGATGATTGATTGTTTAAAATTATTTATAATACCTGCCATGATATGCGCTTTTTTTTGTCAAAAATAATCAATTAAATTACAAAAAAATCATTCCTATTTTTATACTTTGAATACACCCCATACCGGATTGCATCCATTAAATGGTTCTGTTTGTCAATAGGTTTATTAATAATGGTACCATCTTTAAGCTGTTCCCAAAAATAAAACTGAAATTCATTATGTAAATTCTTGCTTTCATAGCTGTAGAATACATCATATTCTTTTAATAAACTAATACCTGCGTTTATTGATCCGGTGCCTTTAATTGCCCCTTTGGCTAATATATCCATCTGCCTTAATTCCTCAATTGATTTTGGTTCTGCTGAATCGCAATAAAACAAATCCTGATCATAGCCATTGGACTTTATAAACTCTGCAATATCCCTGTTTGTCATTCCCTTTTTGTAGCATACTTCATGCAGATATAACCGATCTTTGACCTTGGCTATCTGAACTATAGCTGTAGGATCCTGCGCATAACCAAAATCCAATCCATAGAATAATTCATCAAACTCTGGAAAATTATCTTTTGGAATCTGTTGCCATTTAGGAAATATCTGCCTTTCGGAAAATACTGCCCTTTTACCTTCACCATAAACTCGCCAATAATCCGGATCCCTTTCCTTTAATCTTTCAATTTCTGCTACTAATTCAACAGGTAAAAACTTATTATCTTGATATGTAGTGATCCATGTTTCACAATCACTACGATCAATTACCTCATCATAAATCCAATGTATGGGATCAGATGGGTTAAAATCTATGATCATTTCATCCTCTGTTCTCATTAATAACTGCCTGTAATCCTCATAGTCTAATTCGTTACCCTCATTGATATAGCAAATATTACGTTTTCGGCCTCTAATTTTTTGTGGTTCATCTACTGATAAAAATTCCACCGTATGATGGCCGTATGTGTATGTGTTTTCGGATTTGTTGTGATTGCCTAAAAATAAAATTCCTAACTTATCTAAAATTTCCATGAAATCCCTTTGCACTGATCCTTTGATGGCCGGCAATGTCTTGCGCACTATACTGATTACTAATGGCTTTGTGCTGCTTGTTAGCTTGTAAATTAGGTATTGACAAATAGCATAGGTTTTACCGGATCTGGTACCTCCCTGATGTACCTTAATTCTTGCCTTGCTGTTTAATGTTTGGTAAAATTGTACATTACATTCCTGTACTACTCGTTTTCGATTCTTGCCGGTGTCCATTCTATGATTGATGATTCTACACCTGTTTCATGTTTGATTTCTGTTCTCTCCACATATCCTCTGCCCTTACCTTTGGTTTTTAAATGGAATATAATTGCCACTATGTTTTCCTTATTGATTTGGCTGTGCAATTTGCTTTCAGATAGATCTAAAGCAATATCATTTATATCCTCTACCTGTTGTTTATATACCGGATCTGTGTTCATCCATAGGTAATGTGTGGTGCGTTCAATACCTATTAGCTTTGCAGCTGTAGTAACAATCCCCAACGATTTTTCCAATGCTTGGATCATTCGCTTTTTATTTCCTTCTGTTGCTTTTGGCCTCCTCATTTGCTTAATCTTACATTATAACCCTTTTCAATTAATTCTGTGTATGCTTTTTGCCTTGATTCTTCATCATTAAATGTCAACTCAACTAAAAACAATTCCACCGGTGATTCCTCTGGTTCTGGTTCTAATGTAGGTTCAAACACCGGCACCTCTAACCCCCAATCATTTAACAGATGTTCATCCCATTGATTGGCTAATATATCCCAATCCCATTCACCATAACCAACATTATCCTTTATTATGAACTCCTTCTGCTGATCTGCTGTTAGCATTGATGCTTTAATAACCGGCACCCGTTTTAATCCGGCTTCAATGCAGGCTTTTAATCGCATATTTCCACCTAATACGATCATGTATTCATCTACAACAATGGGCCGTAGCGCTAACATTTCGGGAAAATCCTTTATAGATTTTACCAATTTAGCGAATTTGGTATCCTTAATGATCCTTGGATTGGATGGATTAGGGATAATCAGCTTAATGTTTACTTCTTCAATCATATTTTATTGCGTTCTTCTATGATTCTAAAAATCATAAATATTATAAATGCAAGCTCTATTACACCAACAAAAATCGCTTTGATAATTAGCTGATCCATTAACGATCATAACCAATTACAAACTCCCAAACAATCCATGAAAAGATTAATACATCATTTCTGTTCTTTTTAGGCAGATTAATGCGAATGGATGGCAAAATTTCAATCGTGTGTCTTGTGTTTTTAATTCCGATATATGTCATAATTTATTATTTATGTGTCTTTTTAAATACCAAATGGCCTTTTCTAAATCCTCTCTTTCATTCCCTTTCCTGTTTGATCTTAATATGTACTTGATGGCATTACCTGTATGAAACGACAAATTAAATTGTTCAATTATGTCTATAGGCTGTGGCCCTGTTATAGTCTGATAATGTGGTGGTTTATTCACCATATCTAACTGATCATTGTAATTCATTCTTGTTTAGGTTAATAAGTGCTTTTGTACCTGCTGTTATTCCTCACCCAACAGCCATACAAATGTAAAAACTATTTCCATAAGTTTGACATTGGCCGTTCCCAACAATCTACACCATACGATTTTAGCAAAATATTTATCTGCGTATTTAACGAATCCTTACGAATTGGATCCATTGTATCCATTTCCATACCCAATATAAAAAAACTTTCCATTGCAGTACAGGCATTTTGGAATGTGTCTAATGCTTGTAATAATTCATCACCTGATTTCTCCGGTGGGAATAATGTTTTGTTTGCTTTCTCTAATTCCTTAATCAGATGGTTTGTGGCTGATTTAACAGACTGCCTATTGGCCGGATGTCCAATCCATCCACCATCAATAAAATCAAGCAGATTTTGGCATAATGCAAAATAGGTCAATTGCCTAATTTTGTTTTTCTTTTTGTCGAATGTCATTAATTAGGTTTTTAAATTTTTGTATTCTTATAAATGCCATTCTCCTATCATGTGGGCAATGGCTGTTTAAACGATCCATGGTAACTGCTACAAATATTCGTGAATTGGTAATGTATTCCCACCCTGTTAGTTGAATATCTATGGACTCATTGGATAATAAATATTGATGGCCCCAATCCCATGCAGCTTGATAATTAGGTTTCATCTTAATATCTGTTCCTGTAGCTTACCATCAATGTATCCAGATCTGTATCCGGCTTGATACAGATCAATGATTGGATCTGATTTAAAGATCCTTAAAACATCAATTAAATCATCCAATGATCTGACTATTTTGTAGCAATAACCATGATGTTCTACCATTGATTGAAATTTCTTTTGGTTTGGCTGTTGCTTACCATTGGCAAACTTAACTTCAATGAACAGGCCATGGTGGGTATTATTAGCCATTACAATAAATAGATCAGCTGCACCGGCTTTTAATCCTTCGGCATTTAATGCCCTGCCAACTCTTGGATGCCTTAACCCACCATTAGGAATGCTAAAAAAGTCATAGCCATTCCAATCAAGATACTGACATAGAATCACTTGCAGGTGATGTTCTTCTTTTTTCATGTTGATTAACGTTTATGCTTATCCATGAATTTAATAAATCCGGCATGATCATAAATTTCACTATCCACGATTTTTTTTTTAGGTTTTGGAATATCTATAGCTATAACTATTGCCGTAATTACAATTATTATAGCTGTACATAAAACAACAAAAAACGGATGTATTATCTTTTTCATATTGCCAGATAGATTAAAAATATTGTAATGGCCAACATAGACCAAAAATTAATTTCAGCGCTTAAATCTGCTGATGATATTTTTTTACCTTGATTTTCCATAATTTGTTTATTTACCTTTGTTTAAAATATAAGGGTATTTTTTACCCTCATTTTATTACCTAATTAGTTAACTTTTACCATCATTATGTGTCAATTGTGCTATTAATGATGGAATTATCCGACATATAACATTAACTATCTTTAAAGTTATGCGTTTAATTTGTAAATTATTTTTAAAGTTATGCGTTTAAATTAAACCTATCTGCTTTTGATTTTGTTGTCATTGTCTTATTGGTTTAAATTGTTCTGGCTATTCGGATTTTCCGAATTACCACTTTGTTTAGTAATTAATCTACCATGCTTGGTATATTTACCCTTTTCCATGTTGTCAATATAAATATCCTCATGCGTAATGATTCCAAAATCTCTATTTGGTTTGAAATTTACTGCTTTTACCGGTTCATTTTTAGGATATAAAAAATAAATAATGCCTGTAATGGCAATAATGTTAATAACTTTTTTCATTGATTAGGTTTTTAGTTTAAAATAATTGACCATTTTGATCAAATCTAACATCCATGTTTACCATAGATTGTATAAATTCTTGATAATAAGCACTTTTATATGTCGCATCAAGTTCTATTTCGCTTAAAGATGATACATAATTCTTCGATTTGATACGATTTTTATCCGATTCTGGACATTCATAAAGACCAAATTTTACCAAATCATCATAAAGTTGATATAACCCACCTGCAATCCATTTAAAATCTTTGCCCATTTTGACCATTAAATCTGCATGATCATTGGCATTATTAATGGCCATAATTTTTAATTCTTGATCCGATGGTACCGGTTTAAAAGTTTCCATTTTTGGCAACTTTGCAAGCTCTGCCAATTCAACCTGTTTGCGTTCTATGTATTTCCGGATCCATTGCACAAAATTGGATGAATTAAAAAATACCTGCTGATCCTTATTTAAAAATTCACCGTTCAACCCCATTTTTAAACCGATCATAATTTCATCTTTTGTTAGATTTCCAAACAACTCCAGATCATCAGTTAAAATTACTATTTGCGCCATGTCCTCATTTTGATTCTCTGATCTTAATGATAATTTCATTTTTGCAATGGCCCAGATCTGTGTGGCTAAATCTGTTTTTTCACTTGGTAACATTAGCATCAATTTTGTAGATGCCTGTGCTTGCACTATTTTGTTTTGCAGATTGCTGATATTAATCGCCGATGGCGAATGGATTTTTATAAGTTCCGTTTTCATGTAGTTTTTGGATTTGTTGTCGTGCTAATTCTATGTTTTCTAAATTGGTTTGGTGCTTGCCTTTTGTAATATTATTAATTTCTTCTTTTTTAGCAAAAATTCCATTCCAATTATTGGATATTGAATGATCAATGGCTTTTTCTAATTGATCATTTGTGGCCGATTCCCATGTCTTAATTAATGCCTGTTTTCCTATAGGTTTATAAGATTGTTTTTTTTCCTTTTTATAGTCAAACCATTTTTCAAAAATTAGATCTCTATTTGATAAAATTTGATCAATCTCCTTATCTTTCTTACTTATATTATTATATATATACTCTTTATTACTTAAATCTTTATTACTATTATTTGATGGTTTTCCTGCTATAGGATTTTCCTGCATAGGAATTCCTGTATGTAGGAATTCCTTTATAGGAAATTCATGCAATAGGTACTCTACAACCCAATATCCAAAATCTGTTTGGTACCGGATTCGTGATAAATAACCTGCATTTTCTAACTCTTTTAGTGCAGCTGCAATGCTTGGTTTTCCTTCCTTTACTTGGCTTGAAATTCGTTCCACAGAAAAATCCCAATCATCTGGTTTTGATTGGATATAGGCATAAATGCCCTTGGCTTTAAACGATATTTTATCGCTGTTTAATAGCGCATTTGGTACCGTTCCATACCTGTTTTTAATTCTTATTTTCTTCATAATAAAAAAGACCATCAATTAAATCCCCCAGATCTCACCTTGGGTTCAATAATGATGGCCTTTAAGACCGTTTGTAGCTATGTTGTGAGATCGCTAAAGTTTACAAATATACTATTTATTTGATGATCGCAATGGCATAAAGTTAAAAAAGCCTGCATATTGTGGATGATCATTAACAAATTTTCTTGCGTAATAAGCTGTGTAATTATTGCTGACCTTAAAGTATTCATTGGTTTTTACCATCTTATGCCACCGGATTTCTTCAATAATTGATTTACTGCCCATTTTAATTTTACCCCTTTGGATATAATCATAGGCAATGTTCTTGTAAACTGCGTAGATCTCTGGATGTTCCTGATCGTACTGCTGAAATGTTTTCATTTGCGTAGGAAAAAAAAGATTAAAATAAAAATATAAAATTCACATCCTAACAATATCATTGTAGGGATCATGGCATCAAACCATGAATAATTGAATACACCTGTTAGCTTTAAAAAGATAGCTACAAATGTAATCACTAACAAAATCTTGACTAATGGATTAAAATTAAAGTTAAATATCATATACCTAAATGATCATCAATGTGATTGTATTTATTATAAATTGCGTACCGGTTATTAAGGTATATCAATAAAGATTTTTCCTCAATTTTAGCATCATTTGGCAGGATGCCGTTTCGTTTATATTTCAAAACGACTTGCGTAATTTCTTCTATTAATTCAAGATTTCGTATTTCTTCAATCTTGATTCTGTGTAATGCCGACATAACCTAACTTAATATAGTTTAATTTAAGCTGCTTATTAATGTGTGCAAACACCTCATTAAAGGTGTACCCTAATTCATTTTTTTTCATTTTCTTATGTATTTAACGATTGACATAATTGGGATCCCTATGGATTTTCCCTCTGTTGTTTTAAAAAATAATGTACGATTCCCTTCGGTGGCAAGTTCTAACACTCCAGACAGATAGGCATCTTTATTACCCAACTTGTATTGAATATCAAATTTACATCCCAATTCTATGTCTTTATGTTTAAAGACTGAATTAGCTACCGAATAAATGGCCCTTAATTCGCCATGCCTTGTCGTATATTGACCTACTATTTTTCTCATAATTAAATAATAAAGGCCGACATTTCTGCCGGCCATAGTTTAAAATGGTAAATCATCATCTAAATCCATTGGCTGTGGTGCTTTTGTTGGCACCGTATTTGCTTTAGGATTGATTTCTGTCTGTACTTTGGTAGTATTTGCCATTGGCAGTTTAAAATTGCCTAAAATGGGCAACTTTTGGCCACCTTCCCTTTCTTCTTTAGTTTGGCTTTGAGTAATAAATCCATTATTACCATAGTCATCTGGGATTTCATTCACAAATCCTGATAAATTTAGCCATGAATTGCCGTTTTTGTCTTTGGTTAATCTTGACTTGTCAACCTTATTTAAATTGATACTAATGTTTGTTAAAGTTCCCATAATTATTTAACTGTTTTTTTAATTGATGTTGTAGATTTTTTTGCTGCCGGATAAAATTCATGTGCCTCACCTGTGTCCGGATCCACTGTAGTGGTGAAATTTGTAATGGCTTTGCAGAATCCCTCTATTTCCTTTTGTTGCCTTTTAAGAAAACTAATTTGATCCTCTAAATCATTCCATTTTTTAGTGGCTGTGTAATCGTATGATGTGCCGACCTCTGCTATTGTAAATTCTACCCCATGCACATTGTGTTTGCCACCTAACTTATGCAGTTCATCAATTGATTTCTGCTTAATTCCTTTGTCCACCGTTTCAAATAAAATCTGAAATTTAGATATGATGGCCAATTGTACTAATGGATCCTTTAAAGATACATCAAATTCATCCACCATAACTTGCGCCTGATGGATGATTTCTTGCTTATCCATGTTAATGATCATAGATGGTTTTAATGTTAATTCATTTTTCATTTTAATTGGTTTTTACGGTTAGTTACTAATTTTCTTACATGATTAATTCCTTGATATTTAACATCCAAATTATTCCATAATTCTTTAACATGGCCTAATTCAGTACAAGTATTCAGTGAGTTAATCAATTCGGTTTCCTCATCTTTAGTCAATGTAATTTCTGCCACCACTACATTAGGTTTAGTTTCTGTAGATGTTGCATCGGAATCCTTATTATCATCCAAAGCAAATAATCCATTTAACGCATACTTTCGTGAGTAACTGCCTGTCGTTCCGGAAATCTGCGCAGAATCCATTCCCTTTTTTTCCTCTGGTTCTCTGGCATAAGATGTGGCGCTGTAGGATTGCTCGCCATTGCTGATGGTGGCTGTGGCTTTAATGTAATATCTTTCGCCAATGATCACCATTTCATCGGATAGGATCAAATGGTATCCCTTCGGATTTATGATCGGCTTAACAGCTTCTATGATGTTTTCAGCTGACCTGTAGGCATACTTACCAAAAGAATTAAATTTATTCTTTGGTGCTTGGACTTCGGCCTGTATAATGGCCAAATCATTTTTTGCATTCATTTTACTTATTGGTTTGGTTTAGGATGTTAATTACTTTTTCTATTTCTGCATTGATTACAGGATCATTTACTTTTCGGCTAATAATGCTCTGAATGTTATGTGGTTTGAACTCCCTTGCAGAATGTGGCAGATATCCCATTTTATTTAGATTGTCTGCCACCATTTGATTGATTTCGTATTGCTTTACTTTACGCATGATGTATTTGATTAGATTGGATTGGATCCGGCACATCCATAATCTGTACTAACCGGCCTCTAAATATGCGCCATTCTTTATCTAAAAAAGACTGCGCCTCATTAAAGGTGTAAAACTCCCTAATCACCGTATAATATCCGGCATCATCACGAAATTTCATTTTCAAAATAAACGATTCTTCATTTTTCATGGTTTGATAATTGGTAGGATGTGAAACAATAAAACATAAATAAAACTGTAAATGGCAATGCCACCATATAATCCCTGTGGATCTTGATGGTGGAAATCTGTGATGTGTTTAATGATTTTTTTCATGGTTTGATTGATTTAAATTTTTTCCTCATGCAAAGGATTGTGAAAATATAAATTATTAATTATTTGCTCAAATTTATTTTCTAATGTTTCAGCACCAAACATACCTGTTAAAGAATGATATTTTTCTCTTTTAATTGGTGATAATAAAGTACCTGCATAATATCTCACTTCAATTTCTGTAGTCCAAAAACATACTGAAATTTCAACATTAAAATATTTATTAGTTGTTTCATAAGTGAAATCACCTTTAAATTCACTTGCTAATTGATTAAATAAATTTGTCATTTTTTTATTGGTTTGATTGTTGTGTGATGTAAATGTACTGCCTTATTTGATATTTCCAAAACATTTTAAAACTTTTTTAAAAATAAATATTATAATTATCCGGTAGGTTTTTAATAGGTAACCTATTTTTTACCTATTTTTTTAGGGGCATTTAGGGGCATAAACAGGGAGTACTCCCTAAATATAAGAAAAAAGCATCTAAAATTAGATGCTCTTTTACTTTTTACCCTCAAACCATACTTAACAAAATAAACAACTTGTATAAACTTGTATAAACTTGTATAAACTTGTATAAACTTGTATAAACTT